CATTGCTCCTGATGGAATAGAGCGTATTTCCATCCATCCAGTACAGCCAATTCTCACATTGTTCTAATCCGTTTGAGTCAGGAATCTGCCAAACACTCTCCCCGTAAATCGCATCGTGTCCCCATACCTTGACTTCCTTGTCGTCTCCGGATCCTATATCTCTAAAAGTGTCCAAGTCAAAGGCAAAGTTTATTTCCTGACCAACTCGGATGTAGTCCATCCACGGCAGCCCGGAATCTGGGCCGAGGAATAAAGTTGACACTTTCGTGATGTAGTCATCCTGACCGTCAAACTCGTAGTTCAAAACGTCGATCTCGGTGAAGAAATAATCCCGGACCATCTTAGTCGGGAAGGGCACCACAATGCCAAGATATTCCTCAGCAGCCGCGTGAGATTTAAACTTCTCAGTATCCACGATCGTTTCATCCTGCTCGAGGCCTAACAAGCCAGCGGCCATCTTGATCATCTCAGCTTTAGTCGTGATGACATTCGAGAACTCATCGATTTTTCCCCAGCTGAAAATTCCATAGTGCATCCTATTGGCTTCGAATACAATGCCCGTATTAGGCCTGTAATCTCCCTGGGAGCAGACGGCGTTATTGCGGATGCCGGTGCTGACATAATTTGCGACATATTCGCCGCCCAACTGAACATCTTCTTCTTTAACAATACGGTCGTACACTTTTCCCATGAATTCGCCCGTATGACTAATGATCTGCTCTTTCTGCCAGCCTGTCGGGCTCTGGGCAATATAAAGGCTCTGATATTGTTTAGGCCCATAAGCGTAATATTGACAGAGGCTGTTGGAATTTGCGTCATAATTAGCGAATTTAAAGGCGTACCCCTCAGGCAGGAATTGCGGAGATGCTGCCTTATATCCCGCTCTGAGTTCGGCGTTTTCCAGACTCTCCTGGTTCAGTGCAGGTAAAATATCTTTAGCCATGGCGAAGGAAAGATTGGCGGTCGCCGAGAGCATTTCTTCTTTCGTGATATCAAAACCCCTGCCAATGGTTTTGTTAGGGACTGCCATCAGCTCCATGCTGAGACTTTCTGTCTGCCAGCGTAAGCTTTTCACTTCACTCGTTGTGACCCATTCGGCATGAAAATCATCGCCAACCGAAGCCCAATCACCCTTCACGAACTCAGCCGGATAACCATTCACCGTCAGGCTCTCTACATTGGCATGCAAACCGATATTTTTTAGCGGTGAGGTCGCCAGCTCTAATGGAGTCTGAACAAGCACCAGATCTCCGTGTTCGCTGCTGTAATAGACATATACGGTGTGATTAAAATTCTGTGCGCCGGCTAACACAAACCCTTCAGGCATTGGGTCAAGCACCGTCAATTCATATCCGGCTAACGCCTGTGCTTCTTCCAGGTTCAGTGGTACCGTACACCAAACATGTTCGCACGCGTTGTTTTGCGGTTCGCTGACCTCTACAACCACCGCTGGCGCTTGAGCGTCAATGTTGACCAATTCATCCGGTGCGATCCGGTCAGCGGCCTGTTCAAGCTCAACCCGGTTGAAAAAGCGCAGGACCTGCTGCGCGAAAGCCTGTCCTGGCGGGGTAAAAGCCACAAAGGCTACCATCAGCCCGGCAATACATGCCAATGCGGCAGCAACACGCAGAGAAACGCCGATCCGCGCCTGTTTTTTCATTTGGGGCAATTTCGACTCCACCCTGTTCCATAACGACAAGTGGTTCCAACTTTCTTTGGATACTTCCTCATCAAAATATTGTTTAAGTTTCATGTGATTCATATCTGTTTTTCCTTCCTTTCAGAGCTGTTAAGACCGTCCATCAATGCCTGCCGCAGCTGCCTGAGGGCAGTAAACCTGCGCCATTTGATGGTTGAAACTGGTTTGCCTAATTGCGCGGCCGTTTCTTTCTCACCCAGACCCAAAAAGTATCGTGCCACAAGCACGGCCCTTTGTTCCGGGTCCAGTTTTCTGAAAGCGGCTCCAAGTTCTTCCATAGTCTGGGTTCGCTCGAGCTGTTCCTCAACTGATAACTCAGCGCTGGCAAATCTCTGATCGTTCTCAAGCTCTTCTGCCTCATAGTCAACAAAACGCTTCTGAGACCTGAGGTAGTCGATGGCCAGATTCACCACAATGCGGAAGAACCAGGATTGAAATCTCCCTTCATTTTTGAACTGTCGGATGGATTGATAAGCCTTCAGAAATCCCTGACAAACCAGATCTTCTGCGACATGATGGTCGCGGACAATCAGCCAGGCTGCTTGTGTTGCTTTTAGTTGGTATTTGTTAACCAAAAACTCAAGCCCGCTGGCATCCCCTTCTTTTAGTCGCTGTATTGCAATTGTATCTTCCATAAACTCCTTTTGAGAATTCTCTTATATACAATACGGCTAACCAGCTCAAAAGTTAGTAATCACAGACATCATAAAGTCATTACCCTGCTTTTATTGTAACGAACCTCGTGGAAACCTGTTTTCATCAGCCAGCAGCAAACGGGGTTCACGCAAGCGTGCAGGGTGGCGCTAAAAGATTGGACAGAAATCCAGCCTCATATAGCCCTCCCCACTGGTGAGGGTGCAATGGGGAGAGTCAGTAACGATGGCGGGCAACGTGGAATGAGTCGCCCCCACACTGTTGACCTGCTCCGCGAAACTGACAGCCATTGGGTGACCGCCAATAATGCGGTAGGTCTTGACGGACTGTCCGTCATCGGTCACATTGTTGGATATGTGAACGTTGAAGCCGGCAGCCTTGCCAACCAGTCCATTGGAGCGGATCTGATTGCCGGTTTCAGTGGCATTGATAAAGCGGTTATCTTTCAGCAGGTAGCCGTAAGCCCACGGGGGAACGACCACCCAGCGCTGCCCGTCATCGGGGCAGTTGTTCTCGTCCAGTTTGACTTTGAGGTCAACGAGATAGTCATACATGGCAGACCCGACAGTCAGCACGCCGCCGAGTTTGGCGCTGGCTCCATCGCCTCCGACCTTGTTGTTAGATGGAGTTGGCGTGTGGATCTTCGCCAGCTCAGTATCAACCTCGCGTGAGAGTCCATAAGCGGCCTCGCGCATGGCAGCATCCATAACCTTCGGCTTCTGCTGTGCCGCGTCAATGTCATCGATCTGGAAGTTGAAGTACTTCGCTTTATCGATGGTGAGCGTAGACTGAGCATCTGTCAGGGTTTCAGCTGCGGTGATATTAGTGTTTTTGACATAGCTGCCAATGGTTACGCGGCCAATGGCGTTGATCTTCACGGTATCGCCGACGTTCTTGATCTCGCCTTCATAATCGCGGTTGCAGAGCGCGGCGTACACGTGAGCTTCGTTGAGGTTAGCCAGCAAACGGGCTGACCAGATTGTTGGAATAAAGTTGTCAAGTGACATTGTTTAGCCTTTCTGTTATTTGCCGGAACGCTCCAGAAAAGATTTGATGGCGTCCCAGTTTTTATTGATGTCCTCCGGACTCATCTTCTCGATTTCGTCCTTTGTATAGGTGCGACTCTTCCCCGGATTCATCGCACTTGAGCCTGTGCCTGCCAGATACGGACGCTCTTTCAGCATCGCCACCAGCAGCGCCTCGGTGTTCTTCGGTTTCCCGTCATCGTCATATTCAATCGCCCCTTTATCAAGCAGCTTGAACGCGGCGTCAGGGTCAACGATCCCGAGTTTCGCGGCTTTCGCAGTAATGTCAGCCAGTGTTGCCATGTTTTTTTGCAGCTCAGCAGACGCGGCCAGCTGTTTCTCAAGCTCTTTCGCGCGCTCCTGCGCTTTCTGCAGTTCCGACATTTCCGCTTCCTTGCGCTCTTTGCTCTCTTTCACCAGGCTCTCTGCGTCCGAGACGCTCTCGAACCCCAGCTTTTTCAGCAGCGCGCTTTCCGCCTGTTTTGCCCGTTCTGCGAACATCCGGTTCAGTTCGTCTTGCGAGTAGGCCTTTCCGCCCTGGCTGGCGCCGTCACCAGATTCACCGGCATTCCCAGTTTGTTCGACTTGCTCTTGTTTGTCTTTGACTTCTCTCGTGCCCGTTTGGGTGTCAGTCATTTCTCTTTACCTTTCCCCCGATTGCCGCTCGGGTTGCGTATTTTTTTCTTGCCCCCTTTAGGGGGTTGTGTGAGTAACAAAAAACGCCGGAAGTGCAAACCCAATTTCTTAGGTCTACAACTCCGGCGTCTGTGCTGCTCGTGAGTTTGCGGTTTCCCGCTGTTTAGTTTGATTCAGTTTAGCACATGTGTTCACCAATTGCAAGTATGTCAGACTCTTGAACTGTGACTCTTGAAACTTAACTGTCAATGTGCTATACTACTAATGCGCTTGAGGTGGAAAGTCAGGCACCATTTACCCGGAAGGGATTGATGTCGGAGAGCCTGCCCGACCAAGCGCTATTTATTTTCTCTCATAGTAAACAGTTCTTTTGCCCCATCTTCTGAGAAACCTGTTTTTTTCCTCAATAAAAATAGTTTCTACCCACATTTCTTCTGGCAAATGTTTTATCGGTACAAGTACAAAAAATTTATCATCAAAATCATCTACAAACTGGAGTGAATTGGACTTTTTACCTTGCATGATGTAGAGAGGATTATCGATTATGCCGGCCAACATAGTAAATGCCCTCTCAACGTCAAACTCATTAGAGTGTTTTTGTACATGCTCTCTAACAGAATTAGTCATATTTATTGTGTCTGAGCTTACGATGTCTCCGATTTTCTCTCGGACGAATTCACTTAATTTTCCTGCGATAAAAGTCTGATCTTCTCCAGCATCTGCCCACCCGACAGACTTTTTTAGTGAAGCTAAGGTAAAGTAGCGTTTGGCCTCGTCTTCCCCAACCAGCTCGTTTAGACTGGCAGCTGCTTTCCCAGCTCCCCATTCATCAGACCAGGTGCTCTTCCAGATATCGTCGAACGCGAACTTGCCTTCCTTCCACGCCAGCCATTTTGCGTTTCCCAGTATCTTGCGCTGTTCTTCAGGCGTCAAACTCTTGAAGTAATCCACCCCTGTTCCCGTCCGCGCCCGATACCGCGCGATCTGCTCAGGCGACATGTTGTACTTTTTCGCCAACTCCTCAAACGAAGGCCCGGCATCATCCACCCCAGACCAGTCCACGCCGAATCGCTTCCCCAGCTCCTCCCAGCTGTAAGTAATCGGGGCAGCGCAGCACCTGCAATTGGGATGGCTCGACATCTTTTCGCTCATCGGGAATTCCCTGCCATGCAGCGAGATGCACACTGCGCAGGTATTGCCGCTCAAGGCCGCCTGCCAGCGCCAGCCTTTCACGACGTCGGCGTTCTCAGCGTAAATCTGATGAGCCGCTTCCCTGTGTGCGCGCAGAACCTCCGTCCTGCAGATCGTCAGCGCGCGGTTGAGCTGGATGCCCAGCGCGTCCCGCACCATCGGCGCGACCTTGCGCGGGTTGTAACCCAGTATCATCCCCTCGATCAGCGCATCAGATGCCATCTGTGCGGATGCCGCGCCAAAACTTCTGAACAGCATGCGCAATGGCGAGTCGATCTGATTCATCCCCACCATCGTTTCTATCGCAGTTCAGCGTCCTTTTCCCAGTTCAGTAAACCCACAGAAAACCCTCTTCAGTCTCGCTGCGCTGCTTAAGTTATTAACTTTGAGGTGGACGAGACACAGCGCACTGGGTTACTATAAAACGACTATCGAAATCAATATCTCTGAGTAATTAGGCGGT